TGTCCTCGATCAGCTGCTGCCGCTCGCGCGCCGCGACGCGCGCGTCCACGAGCGCGGGAAGCGCGGCACGACGGCGCGCATACTCGTCCGTGATGCGCTTGCGCAGCTCGATGTCCTCCTCGGCGACCCTGGCGAGCGCGGCCTGCTCCAGGCGCTCGAGCTTCATCATCTCCACCGCCAGTTCGCGCTCGCGCGTATTCATGCCCAGCAGCCGCGTCTCCTCCTCGATCGACTTGGCGTGCTCGCTCATCGCCAGATACATGTCGGTATAGACCGCCTCGCGATCGGCCTCGGCCTTGATCATGGCTTCCGTGTATTCGAGACCGATTTTGGTCAGGCGCTCGGTCTCGCGCAGCAAGTCGATCTCGCGCGCCTTCTGCGCGAGCACCGCTTCCTGCTCGGGGGTGATCTTGCGGCGCTGCTCGGCGGCGAGGTGTTCGAGGTCGAAGCGCAGCTTCTCGACCGCGGTGGCTTCCTTGCCGAGCGCGATTTCCCGCTCCAGGGCTTTCAGCATCTCCGGGAACGGGCCCTGGCCGGTCTCCTTTTTCGCGAATCTGGCGCGGATGTCGGCCGCCGTCTTGGCGTACTCCGCCGCCGACATGGCGCCGTTCCTGTACAGCGCTTCGAGTTTCTTCAGCGCCTCGGCCTGCTTCTCGGCGTCGCCCGCGAACTGCCGCGCGAACGAGGCGTACGCGTCGCGCGCGGCCTCCAGCGACCGCAGCGCCTCGACGTCCGCCGCCATATCGACGAGATTGCCGGCGTCTTCCCCCGGCGTCATGGCTCGTTGCGCGGCCGGAAGCCCTCCGCGGGCGCGATCGATGCGGCGCTGCGCGGCGGTGGCGGCGCGCGCGTTGCCCGCCGCCCGCGCCGCGAGCAGATCGTTCTCGGCGCGGAAGAGCTCATCGGTCAACTCGACGTACGCGCGCGCGGCGCGCTGGCTGTCGTCGACGATCGCGCGCAGCCGCGTCGAGATGAAATCGAGCACCCCGCCGACCACGGTTTTCACCGCGTCCGTGCGGCCGAGGCGATCGAGGAGATCGTCCCAGTTGTTCTTTAGATCGGTGGTCGCCTTGCCGAGCCCCTGGTGCATCGCCTCGGCAACTTTGTCCAGCCCCTGCTCCTTCATAATGCGCAGGATGTGGGTGATCGCCTCGCCCTGGCGGCCGGTCTCGACCAGGTCCTTGATCATCTCCTTCTGTGTGTCGCTGAACGAGACGCCCGAGCGGCGCAGCGCGGTGAGCCCCTGCTCGGGCTCCTCCAGCGCCTTGCCGAGCTGCAGCGTCGCGCTCTGCAGGTCCGTGCCCATGACTTTCGACAGGTTGGCGGCCACCTCCATCGCCTCGCCGAAGCTCTCGCGCGAGACCGACCGGAAGGTGAGCAGCACCGCCATCGAGCCCTTGATCGCCTCATCATTGATGCCGAGGCGCGCCTGAAAGGCGTCGGCCATCCGAATCAGATCTTGCGCTGTCAGCCCGGCCACGCCACCGGTCGCACGCACCACCGCGGCGAGCCGCAGTTCGGCCTGCTCTGCCTCGACCGCCGCGCGCGTGAACCCGCTCACCACGCGCGTGACGAGCGCGAACGCCTGCTGCGCCGCGAACACCGCGGCCGCGACGTTGACCCAGGCGGTGCGCAGGCCCGCCACGACCGTCGTCTGCGCCGCGCTCGAGGCGCGCAGCCGCTCCTGCGCGGTGGCGGCGCTGGTCGCCGCCGCGCCGGCGCGGCCGGTCTCGACGCCGAGCTTCTTCAGCTCCTCGGCCGAGAGGCGCACCTCGCCGACGAGCCCCTTGGCGTCGGCCGTAAGCCGCAGCGAGACGGTCAGGTCGTTCATGCGTTACACTGCGTCATGGATCTGTTGTTCCTCTTTACGGTGCTCGCCGCGCTGTACTTCGCCCCCTGGCTCGCCGCGCTCGCGCGCGGCAACCCGCGGCACTGGGAAGTGTTCGGCGTCAACTTCCTGGCCGGCTGGACCGTGATCGGCTGGGTGATCGCGGCCGCCTGGGCGCTCGAGCGCCGCGAAATCTGACGGCCCGCGCTCACCCGCCCTCCGCCCGCTCGTTCAGCAGCGGCAGCGCCGCCGCCTCCATCACCTGCAGATCGATGAAGGTCTCGCGCGCGCGCACGCCGCGCCTCCTGAGCACCACGTCCACCCCGGCATAGTCGAGCCCCGTCACGCCGCCCATCGCGCCCACGCGCCACTGCGTGCGGCATGCGAGGAAGAGTTCCAGCGCCCACAGGTTCTCGCGCCATACCGCGAAGCGCGGCGTGTCGTCGGCCGCCTCCAGCGCATCCCGGATCTCGCCCCCGACCCCGAACTGATCGAGATCGTCCGCCGCCTCGTCCGGGCCGCGCCCCTGCCGGCGGGTGACCTGCCGCGCCCAGTGCCGCGCGGCATCGGCTAGTTTTTTCGGGCGGCCTCACGGCCCTGCGCCAACTGCAGATAGGCGGTGGCGAAAGCGAGCCGCACGTAGGCGATCTCCATCAGCCGCGCGAGGTTCTCCGGTGTGCACGGCAGGAGCTCGCCGCGCTCGTCGGCGAACTGCCCATCCGGCCAGCCGCGCACCACTCGCTGCATGAGCTCCGCATCGCCCCCGCCGCCCTGGTAGATCGCGTCGAACTCGGATTGCCCGATGACCTCGAACTCGACCTGGGCGGTGACTTTCTTCACCCGGCCCCCGTCCTGCGGCACCTGGATCGTCACCGGCCATTCGACGATCCTTTTTTCCGCGATTTTGAACATCGTTCATCTCCTCAAAAAAAAGCGGGCCGCCCGGTGAGGGAGTGCCCGCCAATGTCCGCCTTTGATTGAGTGCCCCCGGTTACCAAGGGGCAGCAGTTGTTGGTGGCGTGACTCCTTTCCTAGAGGGCCTGGATCGAGAGCTCGTCGTCGCCGAGGTGCGGCACGAAGCGGGCGGCCAGCGCCAACGCGATCACCGAATCGCGGTTCTCGTACCGCGGCTGCGTCAACTGCACCGCCGGCGCGTGCACGTGCACGCGGTTGCCGGGGGTGATGCCGTGCAGGAGATTCAGCGCGCCGGTCTGCGCCTCGCGGACGCGCGTGAAGTAATCGCGCTCGGCGATCGTCGGGTCCTCGATCGTCACCGTACCCGCCGGCGCGCGGTCGGTGATCTGCACGTCCTCCGCGCCCACCAGGTTGCGGTAGACGAGCTGGTTGGCGAGGTTCATCTCGAGCCCGTAGAGCCGCGCGCCGAAGCCGTGCAGGGCAAATCCGCTAGTCTGGGCGTTATTCACCGCGAGCGGCGGCTGCCACGCGGTGAAAACATCGGTCGGCAGCGCGGTGTCCGTGGTCACGCCGACGAGACCCGTGAACTCGAACTGGAACAGCGGCAGGCTGCGCGCATTGAGCCGCAGTTGGACGCTTGCGCGCGCGCCCAGCATCACATGACGCTTGCCGTCCATATTGAAGTAGACGGTGGCGGATTCGAAGGCTTCGGAGACCGGCTGATAGACCACCTGGGCATCGATCGAGTACTGCGTGGTCGCATCCGGGGGCGTGGTCCAGGCTTCCGAGGTGGTGGCCACCTTGCTCGCGCCGTCATAGGCCGCGATGATGCGCGCCTGGCCCGCGCCGGTGCCGCCGGTCAGGCGGATGCGCATGCCGCGGTAGGCGCCGTCCGAGCCCGAGGCGGTATTGGCGAGCGTGATCGTCGAGGCGCCGCCGGCCTGCGCGGTGCCCGCGTGCGCGGTGCCGAGCGCGAGCTCGGAGCATCCCGAGGCGCGCAGCAGCGGCCCCCAGGCCGGCGGGGTGCCGGCGGTGCCGGAGCCCGCGATCTCGCAGGCGAACGCGAGCCGCGCGTGCGCGGTCACCACGATCTGCTCCTGGTGGCCGAGATAGGGACGCACGATGTCGCGATTTTCGTATTCGAGCTCGAGGGGTGTGAATGCCACGTCGCGCGCGGCGATCGCGTTGGCCGCGCCGGTGGGCACGGCGTCCTGTCCGTAGGTGCTCTCGATCTTGACGAGCAGCGATTTTTTGCGCCAGTAGCGGGTGGCCATCGGCTAGCTCCTATGAGTCGCCCGCGGCGAGGGCCGCGGGGGAAATGCGCCGGCCGCGCCGCGACGCGGGCGGATCGTCCCCGCTCACCGGCGGCGCGGGAGGCGGTAGATCAAGCGGCACGCCCGCGGCGTCGCGCGGCCGGTTGCCCTCGGGGTGGTCGCGCGTCGCCGCGGCGCGCTCCCTGAGCACGCCGTCGTCATGGATCATGTAGGCGCCGCCGCGGCTCATGTCTGCCTCCGATAGAATTCGGTCGTCCAGGTATCGCGCCAGGTGACGAGCCCCGCCTCGAATCCCATCATCCGCCCCTCGACGAAGTCGAGCGGGCGCGCCTCGGGCGCGGGCGGGAAACCGGCGAGCGCGGCGTGTGCTTCCTCGCGCACGTCCTCGAGCGTCTCGGCCGCGGGGCCGCCGCTGGCGGCCTCCTGCGCGTGGCGCACCATGATTTCCACGGCCAGAGTGACGTGGATACGCTGCTCATGGCCGCCCGTGGCGAGCGGATTCGGATCCGCGCGCTCGGCGAGCGCGAAGACATAGGCGGCCGGATACTGCGCCGGCACCGCTCCGCTCGCCGCCGGCACCACCTGGCGCAGGCTCGGGCAGGTGGCGCGCAGGCGTTCCGCGATCGTGCCCATCCGCATCAGTAGTCCAGTCCCGTCATCACGCGCGCGGGTGCGCGGTGCTGCACGCCGACCGCGGCGGCCTCCTCGGCCGGCGGGCCGAGGCTCACGCGGCCAGCGGCGATCGCCTCCAGCAGCCGGCGCGCATCCTCGTAGCGCGCGCGCACTTCGGGCGGCGCCTGGTCGTCCCACAGCCGGTAGCGCGCGAGATCGCAGGCCAGGCGCGTGAGCACCGGCGGCACGGGCGCGCCGAATGGCAGCCGGTAGTGTGCGGCGAGGTAGGTGTCGATTTCGGAGTCGGCGTCGGCGAGCGCGCGCTCTGCGATCGCCGGATCGACCGCGCCGACGGGCGGCGCGGCGCGGTCGGTGAGCTCCCGGATCTCCTGCTCACCGAAGCGCTCGACGAGGTCGGATACCTGTGCGTAGACGGGCATCGCGGCGCATTCAGTCGGGCTGCTTGCCCCGTCTGCGGGGGGGCTCCTGCGACGCCTCGGCGATCGCCTCGCGCACGGCGCCGAGCGCGAGGAGCGGCTCTGCCTGCTCGCGCGACAGATCGAGCTGCTCTCCAGCAGCCACGCGCCTGCCGTCGTGCGCCAGGTGCTCGATCAGGACCTCGACACGCATCAGGCCACCGCGTTCTGGATGAGGAATCCGGCGTCCGCGCCGGCGATGACGGGCGCGCAATCGTCCACGATCGGGTAGATCCACGAGCGCGCATTGCGGTCCTGGTACGGCTCCTCGGCCGCGGGGGCATTAGTCAGCCGGTAGGTGTAACCGAAGGACGGCCGCCCGGCGTCGGCGACCGATCCGAGCGCGGTGAAGGCGAGCACTGCGTCCTTGCCCCAGACGTCGGCGACCGCGCCAGCAGCATCCATGTAAATGCTGTCGCCAACCGCGACGCGCTCCAGCCCGAAGAGCGCGGCGAGCAGCTCCGGGGTGGCCACGTCGCGGCTGGTGTATTTGATCCGGTCGGTGATCGCGGGGTTGGTCTTGAGTGCCGCAAACACGCGCCCGGAGACGAGCAGCGTGTTGGGACGCAC